AGGTATGTTATACTCACCAGACGAAGGGTTATACGCTAGAGATGCTGCTGGAAAAAAGAGTCAATTTATTAGTCATAACTTAGATGTTATAGCCAAAAAATTATTTGGGCCTACCGCTACTGCCGATGCTATGGGTAGTGTTGAAAGTATATTGAATAATATTCCAGACGAAGCATTGCGCAATCAATTGCTACAAAAAGCTAGCGAAGGTGCAAGTTGGCAGGCTGTTACTCCAAAAACTATTAATGAAGCTGTTGCGCCAATTGTTGGTCGTAAATATCAACATATAGAAGATTTAGTTTTTACTAATGGAAGTAAAGGTGGGTTGCATGCAGTAGAAAGATTGCGTCATATGACTAACAAAGGCGGGACTATAGAATTAAAGTGGGATGGTAGTCCAGTAATCTATTGGGGTAGAGATGACGATGGCAAATTCCATATGTTTCCTAAAAATGCATGGGATTATTTAAAACGCGGTACTACACATACCAAGAGTGGTGTAACTACAATGATGAACGATGCCGACGATATTGCTATGTTTGTGCTTGGTACAGGTACAACACAGCCAGGGCAAGAAGATCAGCGTAGAGCATTTGCACAAGGTCTTGCAGACTTGTGGCCATACTTTGAAAAAATTAGTCCTGCAAAAGGTTATATAGAGGGCGGCATATTATTCAGTCCGTTAAAACCTGCCAAATTAAACCAATCAACTAATGAATTTGATTTCACTCCAAACATAACCAGTTTTCATATTCCAGTAGGAAGCGAGTTAGGCAAACGAATAAGCAATGCTAAAATGATGGTGGCTGCAACAGGTTATTACACACATATCGGATCTGATGAAACACGATATCCAAATGCTGAAAAGTTATCAACTCCAGATGTTATTGTACAAGGTACAACTTATGTTGAACATGCACCTAAAATAGATGATACTGGTTTAAAACATACTGAAGACTTTATCAAAAAGAATAAATCGCTAATAGACAGCTTTATAGCAGGACAACCTGGACTAAGCAAACCTGGTGATGTATTATACAGTTTCTTTAACCAGAATTTGCGTGTTGAAGGAGTGAAGGAAAAATTCGCGCAATGGTCCATGGCTAAATTAAGCAATAGCCAAGCACAAAAAGTACTAAGTCACCCCGGTTTAGATGCTGTTTTAAGTGCTGTTGAATTGTTAACACATGAAAAAATGAAAGTAATCAGTGCATTAAGTAGTGGCACACACGGTGGGATCCGTCAAACTAAACCGGAAGGTTATGTACAAGCACATCCTGGAGGTAAATTTAAGAATGATTTGCCTGGACAGTTTGTCAAAACTATTGACCAGGCTAACTGGGCTCCAAGGAAAGACTAATGTTATTACGGGAATTTTTAAATCGTACTGGAGAAAGTAAAGCAGCAGTTGTAGGATGGGGCCGCGGTATGGGTCATAAAGGTCATATGATGCTGGCCAGTAGTGTTATTACGCAGGCTAAAGATCACGGTGCTGATCCATATTTTGTTGTTAGTCGTACCGTAGGCAAAGATGATCCAATCACACCTGATGAAAAGTTAGCGATTTATAAACGAGTATTTCCTAGGCATGGGCATATTTTTCATACAGCTACAGATGACATGCCCGATTTAACTCGAGTGTTGCAGAAGTTAAGTGCGCATGGCTATACTGATGTTACAGTTGTCGTAGGTGCAGATCAGGTAAACGCACTAAGTTATGTTAAAAATTACAACGGTAAACCTAATAAGTCTGGTGAAATTCCGTTTAATTTTAACAGTTTAAACGTTATTGCTCGTCAAGCAACTAACGATCCTAGTAGAAGTGAAGAAGGTCCCCGTGCTACTCCTATGCGAGCCATACTAATGGATCCCAATGCAACAGACGAAGAAAAGTTCGCAGCATGGCGCGATGCTATGAGTCCTGAACTCAGTGATGATGAAGTGATGGATCTAATGCATAAGGCTGAACAGCGTATGAAGTCATATGATAAGCCGAAGAAAGCTAAGAAAGAAAAAGTAGCCGATGAAAGTCTCATGGGATTATTAGGAAAAGTTGAAAAACCTGTAAAAAAGAAAACAACTCCAAGCTCCGAAGAAATGCGTAAATGGTTTGAAAAAGAAAAAGCTAAAGAACCAGACCAAATAGAAAGAGGAACAGGAGATAAAAAGGCGCAACAAGTATATACCAGATCTGATGAAAATTCGGTTAAATATGCTAATAAGGTAATAAGAGAGATGAGAGCACAAGAATTTATACGCAAACAACTAGCAGAAGGCGATGTTCCTTATGCTGGAAAAGGCGCAGAAGAATTGCATCATGTGCATATTCAAGCATTAAAAAATGCCATGAGTATTCCTAACATTAGTATGAACAAAGCTAACGGTAGTCCATATATGCAATATCGTTTTGGCATGGCTATGGCTAACCCTGATATGCCCCGAGCAGGTGCTATGAGTGGTGATCCATTAATTACAGCATACACCGATGCAGAATTGAAAAAAATAGAAGATGCTGCTAAATCTGTTGGCGCAGGTGCTATCACACATATTTCAGACGGTACTAGTAATGAAGCAGATGGTGCAAATACTATTAGTCCTGTAGCAACAATAAAGAAAAACAAATACGGCATATAATGAGAGCAAAAGAATTTATTACTGAACATACTGGCAAGCATCACGACCATCATGCGGCTGTGCATCAGGGTATTCGACGTTCTAGGGATCCTGGTGGCTATTATCCTAGCTATCATCAGATGCGTACTGGTATCGTAGTCGGTATGATGGACGGATCTGGTAAAACACCCGCTAATATAGATCATGAAAGTTGGATGGGTCCTTACTGGACACAACACCCATATACCGAAGTAGAACATAATATGTTTAAAGATGCCAGAAAAGTAATTCCTACAGAAGATCACGAAGTGTTACCTTGGAAAAAAAGTCAAGAACCCGACGACACACATAAAATAAGTCCTGTAGCCAAACATCCTAAGAATAAACACGGAATATAAAATGGACGAAAAATACCATTTATCACTCAAAACAGCTTTTGCTAGCGAATTTAGTTTTTATCTAAAGGCACATAATTTTCATTGGAATGTCGAAGGTCCACTGTTTGGTCAATTGCATGAACTATTTGAAAGAATTTACACAGAAGTCTATGGTAGCATTGATACATTTGCTGAACATCTTCGTGCATTGCAAATTTATACACCAGCTAGTTTACAAAAATTTAGCATGTTAACTACAGTCGAGGATGAAAATGCCGTTCCAGATTGGAGCAGCATGCTTCAAGAATTACTAGCAGACAGTGAACGAATGGCCAATATATTCCGTATTACATTTGACATGGCCGAACAACACGGTGATCATGGACTAAGTAATTTTCTAGCAGATCGCCAGGATGCACATAAAAAGCACAGCTGGATGTTAAGAGCGAGTTTAAAATAATGGATGATCTAGCTCGTCTTAAAAAGTTAGCAGGCGTTAATGAATTTAAAGGCCTACAACCATACGAGCTAGACGGAATTAATATCAGTGTTACTGGTACAGAAAAAGCTAAGTTGATGCGTGAACACAATATACAACCAGGAACACCCGAGTGGTTTCAATTATGGTTTAGCAAACCTTACTTAACTGGTGAAAAACCTGTAGGAAAATAATATGAAAATGAATGAATTAGTCGAAAGTTTAGCCGATGATTTTATGAAAATGGCTAGAGAAAAAGGCATGAATTTGCGTGTTGCAGGAACTCCTGAACAAGAAAAACAACGCACCATGGATATGTTAGCCAAGCGTCGTGCAGAACAAGAGCATCGCAATCGTGAGGCTGCAGGGCAGGATCATGCTAATCTACATCAGCTTGAAGCCGAATATGAAAAAATGAAAAACGAATACAAATCGTTAGGCGGTTCTAGCTGGCAATATGCAGATCGTGAACAAAATCTCACTGCTAGCGAACGTAAAGCACGTAGTATGGAAGATGATTTGAATCGTTTACATGCACGAATTGTTAGAGCTAGAAAACACGGCGAACAAGGTATGTCAGAAGTTGAGAATGAAGGTATAGCTAGTGCGGCTATGGCAAAATTGCCTGGTTTTCTAAATACCATAGGAAAAGATTCACAATCGATCGCACGAGTACAAGACCAACTTAATCAGCGTATGATGGCGTTAGGTAAAGGACATCCTAGTGTACCAGCCTTAAATGATGCACATAACTTGTTAAGTCAGATGTATAAGAATCCTACCGAAGAACAAGCCAAGGCATTTTATCAAGCTGTTCAAAAAGCCAATGGTGCTGGTATTAGAGAAACAGCTACAGCCGGTGCTACTAGTGCCGCAAACATTGGAACTGTTGTAAGCCCGCACATTGCTATTGGTAAAAAGAATATAGGAAAGAAGAGCTACACAGGCTCCCCGGGTAAGTCAGGTACAAAAGCACCTAAACTACCTAAGATTGTACAGCCTAAAAACAAGAACGGAACAGCCAAAAACGGTTTAGATATTAAAGGTACCAGCTTATTTGGTGGGCCTGCCGTTAAACGAGGCTAAATATATAAAGATAAACGGAGTATACTCATGCCACCAGAATTAGACCAAGAAGTACCAGATATGGATCAAGGAATGTCAGATATGGGGTCAGACCCTAGTTTGCAAGACCCAGAAGAAGCACATGGCGACCAAGAAGGCGCAATGGCCAAGCAAGAGCTAATTAAATTAGCTAACTATGCTACCAATTTACAAGAACATATTGATGATAACGAACAATTAGAAGCATGGGTACAAGCAAAGATTACTATTGCTGCTACTAACATTGCTAGTGTTTACCATTATCTAGCTTATGAAAAGAAAATCGGAGAATATGGTGAGCAAGTTGACAATGCTCCGATGAGTGAAAGTCTAAGAAGAACTTTAAAATTCCGCTTAAATGAAGCTAAAGAAAAACTCCGTGCCTTGAAACAAGCTGATGCAGACAAAATGTCAGAAAATGCATTTGATTGGAAAAACAAAAAAGAAAACGAAACTGGTGATTATGAAAAGAAAAGTAGCACTGGTGGAACTACAACTAAAAAAGGTAGTACAATTACACATAAACATAATCAAGATCGTTTTAGCAATGAACCATACGATGAAAAAAATGATCGTACTAAATCGCATGCTAAAGCTCGTTCAAGCGCAGACAAAGCAGGAGATCGTGCTGCTGATAAAGAATATGAAAAAGATTCTAAAGCGTGGGGAAAAGCTAATCCTGGCAAGCAGACAATCCGTAAAGGTGGCGTAACTACTACCAATGAAGCAAAAATGAGTCCAGCACATATGGCTCATCATCATGCTTGCGAATATGCTAAACATCATAAAGCTGGTAATTTAGAATTAGCAATGCATCATAAACAAGCCTGCGAAGAGTGTGGTGGAACAATTACACATGGCGCTATGGGCGAATGCTATCATCAACACTTAGGCCTAAACGGCGGTGGTGTGTACGAGTGCAGCGGTACAATGATGGAATCTAAATCTAAAATGGCTAAGAAAGATTACGACCAGGACGGTAAGATCGAGTCAGGTAAAGATGAATACTTAGGTAGTCGTATCCGTGCCGCTAAGAAAGCTGGCAAGTTAAAAGAAGCTGTTAAGATGTGCAAAGAGTGCGACATGCCTATGGCAGAGTGCGGTTGCAAGCCAGTTAAAGAAGGTGCCAAGCCAAGTGCTGGACTAAGTGCCGCTAAGAAGTCTGCTACAGTTAAGAAAGCTAAAGCAGGTGGCGACATTGGTAAACCAGGAAAAAGTTTTGACAAAGTAGCCAAGTCTGCCGGTGGCGGTGAGAAAGGTAAGAAAATTGCTGCAGCCGCTATGTGGAAGAACATCAAAGAAACTACTGCTTATATGGCAGAGAAAAAAGCTGTTAAAAATTTGCCAGGCAATCAAAAAAAGATCGATGCTGATCATGATGGCAAGATTGAGAAATCAGACTTAGCTGCATTACGTGCTGGCAAAAAAGCAAAAGAAACCGTAAAAGAATCTACAGAATTTACTCGTATGCAGGAACAATTAGCCCGTTTAACCCGTAATGAAAAACCAGTTTTAGTCGAAAATCGCGAAGTTGATCAAATCCGTGCATTGACACAGCGTCTATTAGGGTAATCCAATGGACATGAAGCGCATACTACAGGCGATGGATGGAGTTGCTACAAAGCCTGTAGCAGGTGCTAATGACATGGCTCGATTTCTTCGAGTGGTCGACGAAGCCGCTATGTACGGTGCAGGTAATACTGGAGTAAAAACAGCTCCGCAATCGGCATCACAACTATCCCCAGAACAAGTCAAACAACTTGCTCCTTATCTTGAAACAGATCCATCTGATGGTTCAAAATATTACGATTTGCCAGCAACTGATCCTAAAGAAATTGGTGCCGTCATGGGCACTATGATCAAAAGCCCAGCATACATAGCTTCTCGTAAACAAGAACAGGGTATGGTTATTCAACAATTACTAGCATTGCAAGATCCTAAGAATCGATTAAAGCCAGATGAAACTACATGGCAACCTGCAAGTGATGAAGAAACAGCGCAAGCATTGGGATTTATGAAAGAAAATACTTTAAGTAAGTTTTTGTCTATTGTTAAAAAGAATGATGTTAAAATACTTAACGAAGGTGCTAATCCACATAAAGTTGCATTGCCAGTACAAATGGCAATGCAACATTATCAAAAACCTGAAACAAAAATAATTGAGCGTAAATCTACTTTGATAGATAAGTTTTTTAATGAAGTTGAACAAGAAAAATTAGAAGAACAATCGCATAAACAACAGTTAATTAATCAATATGCTGGTATCATTGCTCAAAGAGTAATGATGAAAGAAAGCATTGTATCTGAAAAAAGCACTACTGAAAAACAAGCTCGCACCATGGCAGCAGCTGCACACAATCCAGAGTTTGCCAAGAAAGTTGGTATTAAACAGAGTGTAGCTAAAGAATTCAATCAAAAAGACAAAGGCACTGCGCTACTTAGCAATGCTATGAAAGGCAAGCGAAAAGTAAAAGAAAATGAAATTCCAGGCCATAGCATGGGATTTAAACCAGGTCCTGGCGGTCCAGGTATTATGCCCAACGAAGCACATGATCCTAATTTTACAGGATTCATGAATAAAGCATTAGGCACACGCCAAGATAAAAAACCACTTCGAGTTGACCCAAAAACTGTTATGAGTATGAATAACATGCCAGGCTACAAACATGCGTTTAAGTTTGGTATGGATATTATTAAAAAGATGGATCCAGATACTAAAGAACATTTTGCTAATGAAGATGACGATGCTTTAGAATCTTACATGATAGATATAGCTGAGAAAAAAGGTTTGATTCCAAAATATTTTGTTGAAGAAGATCTAAGTGAAGTGGTAGGTGAGTTTGAAGAAATATTTCACGATCCCGAAATGGAGGGGTGGAGTTGGGCAGATCTACTAAGAGATATGATCGGTCAAGAACCTATGGCACACGAGAAAGCCAATGTACAGGCACACAAACAAATGATGGCCAAGGCACAAGCTGAAAAGGATAATCCTCCACCGATAGACCCAAATAAATTGAAAGTAGTAGATCGCACAGATACTGGAAAATCAGAGATATGGTATCCATCTGGTGGCTTTTTTGGTACAAATTCTTGGGCGGTAGTTCAAGGCGGATTTAAAGATAAAGCTCACGCCGAACATACATTACATCAACTAAAAGCAAATCCCAATGTTGTTAACATAATTAAAAAAGCTATTGCAGACGATTTAGATGAAGGTCAGTCAGCACAGGTAAAATTAAGTCGTGCATGGGATCGAGAAAAAGCCAAATCAACAGCCAGTATAGAACGGGCAAAAAAAGCTAAATCAGATTTTGAAAAAGATTGGAAAGAAAAACAAGAAAAAAAATCTCAAGAATCTAATCCAATTAAAGAAGCAAATCGTTTAATTCGTAAAATGAAAGAAAATTTAGGTGAACCTGTTAAAACAATAAAACCTAAAAAGAAAACCAGTGTTTGTCGCGCAGGCCAAGTGCAGACAGGAATGCAATCTAAAAACGGTAAGTTAGTGCCTAAGTGTTCGATAAGATAATATAGTCGAGGAAAAATATGAACTTAAGAGATTTAATGATAAAATTAGATACCATTGCAGAAGCAGGTATTCCAGTTACCACTACTGACATGGGCACTAATCCTGCTGCCGGTAAAGATCCTATTGCTACTATTAAAAGTTATATAGACAATAGAAAAGCACAGGCATTTATAGACAGTAAAGATGGCATGGTAAAATACATGGATATAATGGGTGCGAGAGATACCAATATTCCGCCAGAAGCTAAAGTCATGCCAAGCGATTGGATAGCGAATCAAGCACCAGATCTAGCAAAAGCATTAGCCGCTACAGGTGCTGGTCAGCAGGTAAAAGGTGGCCCATTTGGACTTAAACTAGATCAGGGTACTAAAGTTGATTTGACTAAACTTACTCCTGGACCAGCTCCAGCTCCTATGCCAACTCCTGGACCAAATACTGGTGATACTGGAGACAATGATGCTGCAAAATTAGATGCCTTGGTAGCAGAATTAGAAGCAACATTAGGCAATGATATTGCTCCTATGCCTACACCAGACCCAACTCCTGGTCCGGCTCCTGCTCCAACTCCTGGTCCGGCTCCACATGAAAAAACTCTAGGACAAAAAGCTGGTATCGGTGCTGGCATCGGTGCTGGCGCATTAGCTGGCGGTGCGTTAGGTAAGAAATATGGCGGCAAACTGGGAATGGGTCTAGGTGCATTAACAGGTGGTGCTTTAGGCGGTATGGGTGTAAATGCTTTCCAAGAAGGTACGGACTTATCTATGGCAAAAGCATTAACTGAAAGTTTTGGTTACGAATTTGAAGGTGCGCAACTAAACGAATATAGCATGGATCAGTTTGGTAAAGATGCTGGAGACTTCGGTCGCGGTGCATGGAATGGTGTAACACTTGGCACAGGCGACAATATTGCCGCTGGTGTTAAGAGTGCATTCGGTTCAGGCACATACAAAGACGAATTGGCAAAACAAACTGCCGCAAGTAAAGAAGCGGAAACTCGTAGCCCATGGTTATACGGTGCCGGTAATGTGGCAGGTTCTATTGCTGTACCAGTTCCAGGCGGTGCAATTGCTGGCGGTTTAATTAAAGGTGCAAGCGGTATGGCTAAAGTAGCCCGTGGTGCTACTGCATTAGGTGCTAACCTGGCCACACAAGCAGGTGTTGATAAACTCAAGCAAGCATCTGATACTAAAACACTAGGATATGATCCTAGTAAGTATCCAACAACTCCACAAGAAATCATGGCGTTCCAAAAAGCTAATGGTCTAACAGCAGACGGAAAAATTGGACCAAAGACTACAGCAGTATTGACTAAAATGGGTCTAACTCCTCCCACCGTTGCTGAAAACATTAAATCATTACAAGAAAAATTAGCTATGATTGAAAGTGGTCATTGGCAGTTAGAAGAAGATGCTGTTTACCATGTTTGGTTATATGAAGATGGATATGCTTACGGAGAAGACGGAAAACAAATCACAGACGAAAGTGTCTTAGATGCTATTGAATGGGATCAACAACGACTAGACGAATTAAGTTTAGGCGGAATTGGAAATACATTAGGCCGCGGTTGGGATAAAGTTGCCAACGTTGGAAGAAATATTGCAGGCGGATTGGCTGGTAAGGAAGCTAAAGGTAACTTAATCAAAGGTACAGAAAAAGAATTTAAAGACAAGATGGCTACAGCCGTGGACAAACGTACTGGCAAAGCCCTAAGCGATAAACAAATAGCTAATCGAGATATAAATGCTCGAGGTACAGCAAATGCCGCTAATAAGGCAGCTAACTGGGTTGGTAAAAATCCAGGCAAGACAGCATTAGGGGTTGGATTAGCTGGTGCAGGCGGAGTTGCGGCGGCTAATGCATTAGGCGGTGGTTCAGCAACAAGCCCAACAGATACAACAACAGGTGGCGGTGGTGGTGGCGGGGCTGATTCAGATCCAAATTTTCCGCCAGCACCAGAAGACACAAAAGTACCGACTACTTCTGCAGGTTCATTAACTCCAGCACAACAAGAATTAGTTAAACAAATACATGCTTTAATGATGAGCCATGGCGATGATCCGAATCCAACACCCGTTTGGATGAAATCTACCGAACACGCTCAAGCTGTGTTAGATAAAGTAGAACATGCAAGTTCTGCACAATCTGATCAAGACAAGCGGGCAGCTGCAGAAGCTGCAGCTGTAGCTGTAGCTGGCGAAAAGAAAAATGCTGATAAATCTGGTGCTGGTGCAAGTCCAACAAACACTACTGATTTACCAAAGGTTCCAGCAGGTACTGATATTAACAAATCCGGTACAACAATGCCAGGAGTTAAAGAAAGCGTAGAAGATGAACTAGCTCGCTGGCTTAAAATAGCTCGCGGTTAATTAAATAAATGGCAGATTAATTTCTGCCATTTCCACCTCTAAATGTTGCATTTACACAATAAGTAATATATAATAGGCTATATAATTAAGGAGATAGTATGCCAGGTCGTAGTTATGGTCCCGAAGAAAAGGCAAAATTAGAAAGATTGATTAGCGAAGGTTCAACAGTATTACGAGAAGTTGAAGATTTGCAAGAAGGCTTGAAAGAAACAGTTAAGGCAGTTGCAGAAGAATTACAAATTAAACCCAGTGTTATTAACCGAGCTATTAAGATTGCTCACAAAGGTGATTGGCAGGCTTATAATGAAGATTGGGAAGAAATCGAAGCAATTTTAGATATCACTAAAAGAATTTAAAAATGGCTCGATTATTTACATTTGGGTGTTCATACACTTACTATTTAGGGTGCCCTACATGGTCACCTTTCTTAGGTTTAGAATTTGATAATTATGAAAATTGGGGGATACCAGGATCCGGATGTCGAAGCATCTCTGAACGAGTTGCAGAGTGCCATGCAAGAAACAATATTAATGCAGATGATATAGTAATTGTTCAGTGGACATACTATTTACGACACGATTATTGTAAATTTGTAAAAGATAATCAATATCATTGGAGGGCAAAAGGAAGTATTTTCCAAGAAGTAAATTCAAAGATATTTACCCCATGGTGGATTGATACGTTTTTTGATGAATCTGCATATGTGATGCATAGTCTAAATGCCATAATATCAGTTATATCTTTATTAAAATCAACTGGATGTACCTGGTATATGACAAGTATTGGAGATTTTACTAAATTAGGAAGTGATTTAGATAACTATAAAGCAGATGAAAAAATAAATTCTAACGAAATTTCTATTCAAAAAGACTTTCCACAATATAATTTTTATATCGATCGCATTTGGTCTGAGAATAAAGACCATTGGATTAAACCAATTGCATGTCACGCAATAGAAAATCCAGACAAGAATTGGTTGTTTAAAAATAAAAAAGGTGAGTGGTGTATCAGTGAAAGGCATCCTAGTGCCGTTCAACATGTCTCATGGCTTAATACTTATTTAAGACCTTTACTAGGATTAGGTGATCCACCTAAAGAACAACAGTTATGGTTAGACGCTATAGCAGAAGTTAAAGAGAAAGCCGATCATGATGTATTTACATTTTATACAAATATAAATACAAAAGGATATCCGCACAAATTTTGGCCAGATGATATTTGGTTTAAAAAGGTTCCGGGATTCTAAAAAGAAGGCTAGCGGGCCAATAAACCGCATGAAGGTATTTGTCAGCCTCAAGTGACATCGGAGAATAATTATGAGCTATGTAGACGCCTGGTTTGATAGAGAGAACGATATTGTTCGAGTAGTTGAACGCAACAAGAAAGGTGAGCGTGAGTTTCGCGATATTCCTGTAAAACACACATTCTATGTAAAAGACCCTAAGGGCAAATTCCAATCAATTTACGGGGATCCTCTTACCCGTATTGTTTGTAAAAACACTAAAGAACTGCGTAAGGAACAGGCCATTAATAGTGGTAAAACTCTTTACGAGTCAGATATTAATCCAATTTTTGTAACACTAAGTGAACACTACTTAAATCAAGATGCTCCTAAACTAAATGTAGCATTTTTCGATATTGAGGTAGACTTTGATCCAGAGCGTGGTTATGCAAGTCCAGACGATGCATTTATGCCAATTACTGCGATTGCTGTCTACCTACAATGGATGGAAACTATGGTGTGTATGGCTATTCCGCCTAAAGGTGTTAGCATGGAAGATGCCAAAGAAATGGTTAAAGATTTTCCTAATACTTACTTGTTTGACAATGAAGGTGAATTGTTAAGTATGTTCTTAGATCTTATACAAGATGCCGATGTTATCAGTGGGTGGAACTCAGAAGGATTTGATGTACCTTATACAACTAATCGTGTAATCAAAGCATTAAGCAAAGAAGATACTCGTAGATTCTGTCTGTTTGATCAATTGCCAAAAAAACGAGAGTATGAAAAATATGGCAGGACCAGTACAACTTATGATTATATAGGTCGTGTGCATTTGGATTATCTTGAATTATATCGCAAATATACATATGAAGAAAGACATAGCTATCGGTTGGACGCTATTGCAGAACATGAATTAGGACAACGTAAAACACAGTACGAAGGTACATTAGACCAATTATACAACAATGATTTCCGTACATTTGTAGAATATAATATTAATGACTGTAAACTACTCGATGATTTGGATAAGAAATTAAAATTTATGGATCTTGCCAATACATTGGCACATGAAAACACAGTATTACTACAAACTACGATGGGTGCGGTAGCGGTAACAGAACAGGCTATTATTAACGAAGCACATCGGAGAGGATTTCAAGTTCCTAATCGTATTAAAAAAGATGATCGCGAAGAGAATACTGCGGCCGCAGGTGCGTATGTTGCAGTCCCTAAAGATGGAATTCACGATTGGATCGGGTCGTTAGATATTAATTCACTTTATCCCAGTGCAATTAGAGCACTTAACATGGGTCCAGAAACTATTATAGGCCAAATGCGTCAGACAAAAACTGAAGAATACATTGAACTACAGATGGCAAAAGGCAAATCATTTGCGGCTGCGTGGGAAGGCATATTCGGCAGTTTAGAATACGAAGCAGTTATGAACCAAGAGATTGGTACAGATATCACTATTGATTGGGAAAATGGAGAAACTGATATATTAAGTGCGGCAGAAGTATACAGACTTATTTTCGAAAGCAATCAACCTTGGATGATTAGTGCTAATGGTACTATCTTTACACACGAAAAAGAAGGTATTATTCCAGGTCTACTAAAACGCTGGTATGCCGAGCGTAAAGAAATGCAGGCTAAACTAAAAGATGCTATTAAAGCAGGCAACAAAGTCGAAGAAGAATACTGGGACAAACGACAACTGGTTAAGAAGATTAACTTGAATAGTTTGTATGGTGCTATTCTTAACAGTGGTTGTAGGTTCTTTGATAAGCGGATTGGACAATCAACAACACTAACAGGTCGTCAGATTGTCAAACACATGGCCGGTAAAGTAAATGAGATTATTGCCGGCGAGTATGACCATAGAGGTAAAGCAGTCATATACGGTGATACCGATAGTTGTTATTTTAGTGCTTATCGCACTTTACAGAAAGACATCGAAGCAGGGCGAATTCCTTGGACGAAAGAAACAGTAATACAATTGTATGATCAGATCGGCGATGAAGTTAATACTACATTTCCGCAATTTATGTTAGATCAGTTTCATTGTCCAAAAAGCCGTGGTGAAGTCATAAAGGCTGGCCGTGAAATCGTCGGTAGTAAAAGTTTATTCATTACTAAGAAACGATATGCTGTATTATACTACGATAAAGAAGGAAAAAGAACTGATGTAGATGGAAAACCTGGCAAAATTAAAGCTATGGGGTTGGATCTTAAGCGTAGCGATACTCCTGAATTCATTCAAAACTTTTTAAGTGATGTTCTTGAAATGGTATTAATGGGAAAAGACGAGCAAACTGTTTTAGACATGATTAGTGAATTTCGAATAAAATTCAAAGGTCGTCCTGGATGGGAAAAAGGTTCGCCTAAAAGAGCTAATAACATTACAGATTATCAAGAAAAAGAGAAAAAAATTGGCAAAGCAAACATGCCTGGGCATGTCAGAGCCAGTATTAATTGGAATACTTTAAAAAGAATGTACAATGACAAGTATTCAATGTCTATTACAGATGGTGCTAAAGTCATCGTCTGTAAACTTAAACCTAATCCGTTAGGTTTTACATCAGTTGCTTATCCTGTAGATGAACTGAGATTACCACAGTGGTTCAAAGATTTACCCTTTGATCATGCTGAAATGGAACAAACTATTATTAATAACAAACTAGACAATTTAATTGGTGTATTAAATTGGGATATCAATAGTACCGAAGAAAAAAATACTTTTAACACATTATTTGAGTTTTGATATGAATATTATAATTGCAGGATATGGGTTTGTAGGAAAGGCTGTAGCAAACTCATTAAAAGATAAAAATGAATTGTATATCGTTGATCCTAAATACAACAATCATACAGTGAGTCGATACAGTCACGCAGACTGTATGATTGTATGTGTAGGAACTCCTAGTAGTGACGATGGCGATTGCGATATAAGTCAGCTGAAGACTGTGCTGGACGATGCGCCTTATGATATACCAATATTAATTAAATGCACCGTTCCGCCAGATTACTTGGAAAAATTAATCGAAGAGCATCCTTATAATGATATAAGTTATAGTCCGGAATTCCTAAGAGCGGTAACAGCGAATGACGACTTTAAAAATCAAACTTATATGGTAATCGGTGGCGATAACTTTATTTTTTGGAAGGAAGTTTTTCAAGATTCGTTACCCAAATGTGAAGCATACTTAGAAACAAGCGTGGGTGAAGCTAGTATGGTAAAATATACTACTAATTGTTTTTTAAGCCTTAAAGTGGCATTTTTTAATCAATTGTATGACCTATGCCAATCTAACGGCATAGATTATGACACAGTTAAACAAGTGTTAGCTTATGATCAGCGCATAGGAGTCAGTCATATGCAAGTGCCAGGTCCAGATGGTAGTCGCGGATTCGGAGGAGCATGCTTTCCTAAAGACACAAAAGCATTTACTCATTACAGTGACCGCCTAAATACAAATATGAGTATTTTAGAATCGGCAATAAAATACAATAAGAAAATAAGAAAAACCCCTTGACAATGTCAAAAAATCCAAGTACAATCAACTATAAAGGAATATTATCATGAAAGACTTTTTACAAGACCTAGTAGCACATACACACAGTTTGGGATTTTTACCGTTAGTAAAAGTTTCTGCATCAAAGAAAGAAATTTCAATAGAAAGTATGGCTGAAGATCGTAGCGTTATTCTTAATGCTAAGACAAAAGAATCAGTTGACGATTTCGAAGGTACATTCGGTATGCCTAATCTTAACAAATTAGATATCCTATTAAAATGCCCGGAATATAAAGAAAACTTTACTATCAATGTAGTAAAACAAGACCGTAACGGCGAGGAAATTCCTACAGGATTACACTTCCAAAATGGTAATCAGGATTTTGAAAACGATTATCGTTTTATGAATCAAGATATTATTAATGAAAAATTAAAAAGTGTTAAGTTTAAAGGTGCTAACTGGGATATTGAATTTGAACCTAATATGGCTAGTATTCAAAGATTTAAATTTCAAAGTGCTATACACACAGAAGAATCTAATTTCCAAGTAACAACTAAAGATGGAAATTTAGTGTTTAGTTTTGGCGATGCAAGTACCCATGCAGGAAATTTTGTATTTCAAAGCGGGGTAAGTGGTAAATTGAAACAATCTTGGTCATGGCCTGTAGCATCTGTTCAAAGTATTTTAAATTTAACCGGTGACAAAACTATGCGTATTGCAGATGCAGGCGCATTAAATATCACAGTTGATAGCGGTATAGCTGTGTACGAATACATTCTTCCAGCTCAAAGTAAGTAATGATTCGAGATTTAACATCAGCTCAAAAAGACTATGCATATTTCCTGCCGGCAACGTCAGGATTTTATAGCACCTACATAGGCAAACAACGATTTTCTAATTATGTAGATCCTGCACGAATACCTGCCAGCTTCGGACCTATGGGCATCGAAGCCATGAATTATCTAGATCCTAATGCAGCATTCTATTATGACCATTGTTTATATAGTGCAGGACATGCTAATCTAGATCTTAATAAACTGGATGAAGGCGAAGATATGTTTCGTAATAGAAACAGAGCAACATCTTGGGTATTAGGCGATTCAGGTGGATTCCAAATTGGTAAAGGCAAGTGGGAAGGTGACTGGAAAGATCCTAATTGTCCCAAAGCTCAGAAAAAACGAGAGCAAGTACTTAAATGGATGGATTCACTTATGGACTATGGCATGGGCCTAGATGTACCTGCGTGGGTAGCTCGTAGTCCTGCCGGTCAAAAAGCAACAGGTATTACTAGCTATACTGAAGCAGTACAGGCCACATTTATCAACAACGAATATTTTATAAACAATCGTAATGGTAATTGTAAGTTCTTAAATGTATTGCAAGGTGAAAATCATGCAGATGCTGAAGGATGGTATCAGCACATGAAGAAATATTGTGATCCAAAACAATATCCAGGCCGTCATTTTAACGGTTGGGGTATGGGTGGACAGAATATGTGTGATGTACACTTGATGTTACAGAGATTAGTAGCACTTCGATTTGATGGTTTACTTGAAAAAGGTCAACAGGATTGGATGCACTTTTTAGGCACCAGTAAATTAGAGTGGGCACTTTTGCTCACAGATGTTCAACGTGCAATAAGGAAATATCATAATGAAAACTTTACCATATCTTTTGATTGCGCCTCACCGTTCCTTGCAACAGCAAACGGACAAATCTATGTCCAAACAGAAATCAAAGATAGAGAAAAGTGGCTCTACAGAATGTTGCCGTCTATTGATGACAAAAAATATTCACAAGACACAAGACTCTTCCAAGATGCAATAGTGCAAGATGGTCATTTTACTTCTTTTACAACAAGCCCATTAATGGATGGTGTTAAAATAAATGAAATATGTATCTATGGCCCTAATGATGTTAATAAAATTGGTAAAATTGGAAAGACTTCATGGGATAGCTTCACTTACGCAATTATGATGGGTCATAATGTTTGGATGCATATTAATAGTGTGCAAGAGGCTAATCGACAGTATGATGCTGGATTAAAACCTGCTATGCTAAGTGTTGCCGATGCAAATACTAAAGTAGTAAAACAATATGATTATATGTATTTTAAAGATATTGTTAATGCTATATTTGAAACTAGTGATCGTGGTCGAGCCGACGCATTAGTAGAAGAATACGATTCCTACTGGAAAGATATTCCTGGTACTAGAGGATACATTGGCAAGAATACTGTTAATGCATCTACTTATGCAGATAAACATATCGAATTCGAAGGCAATTTAACAATGGAGAAAATTGTTAAAGAAGAAACAAGACCTATTGCAGATGCCCACATTGAATTTGAAGGCAATTTAACAATAGACGAAATTGTAAAAGAGCCAACAAAACCTATATTAAACAATTCACTATTTGAGTTCTAAATGACATTACCTGACGAAAGATTTAGAAGTATACAAAGAACCGAAGAGTTTTTAGAAAGTCTTTTGAATCCAAAAAAGACTCCGCGTATTTCAAAAAAAATACGGGAAGAAGCCGGTCGATGTTTGCGTCATTATCCTAGTTATCATAATCTAAAAGAATTAGAACGTGCAGCTCCTGAGATTATACAAGAAAGAATGGAAGATGTTAGTCGTATGATTAAGTATTGGGAAGAAGGAAAGAAGTTTACAAATGAAAACTAGTCTAATCGTCGGAATGGGTATCGGTAATCTATACGCCAAAGTACTTACTGATCTTGGTCACAAAATTATTACGGTCGATAGCGATCCAAAAAAAGATGCAGATTTTACTACTATCGATTCAGCAATTATAGCAAATAGCTCATTTGATACAGCACATATTTGTACTCCTAATTTTACACATTTTGAACTTGCGGCTAAGGCAGCATCGGTGTCTAAAATAGTTTTTATCGAAAAGCCTGGAGTAGCTGACAGTTTTAGTTGGAAAAAATTAGTAGAAACCTTTTCGCAGACACGTTTTATGATGATTAAAAATAATATGTGGCGTAGTAATATTTCTGATCTAAAAAAACTTGCCGATAAAGCAAAATCAGTGAATATAGAGTGGACCAGGAAGAATTGTATTCCAAACCCAGGCAGTTGGTTTACTACAAAAAAATTAGCATATGGGGGTGTTAGTCGTGATCTTATGCCTCACTTATTAAGTTTATATATTGCCATGAATCCCGATTGGCGTAGACTTCCAATGAGTGGACATTTAAAAACACAAGTATGGAGATTAGAAGATATAAAAACTACGGAGTACGGCACAGTTAATCCTAACGGTATCTATGATGTAGATGATGTTTGCAATATTTTCTTTCATCCAAAATGGAAATGTATATCTTCTTGGCGCAGTAATTTGTATGAAAAAAGTGCTATTGAATTTACAATGCCAGACGACACTACAGAAATATTTGAATTAGGGTGGTGTCCAGAAGATGCTTACAAAAGTATGATCCAAAATGCCATTGACAATGTTGATAATTATGAATTTTGGTTAGATCAATTCGATAAAGACATGTGGATACACGAGCAAATAGAAAATTTATGAGAACTAGAATTTTATATACCGTAGGTAATGGCAATTTTGTAGAAACTGGCTGGGATAAACCTGAACCTAGTCCAACTGAAATTGAAGTAAAAGCCTTAATGACTGGTGTTTGTCGTAGTGATATTGACATGATGATTGGAGAGTTTGGTCCTTTGCCAATAGAAATGAGTGGGCACGAAGGAATCGGACAGGTCACTAAAGTAGGTGCTAATGTAGAAGGCGTACAAGTCGGAGATTATGTTGCTACACGCGGAGAGCCTGCGTATTCGGATTACTATAATGTAAAACCTTTTGAATATGTACGCATCCCTGAAGCGCATCCCCGTTATATCTTAGAACCAGTGGCATGCGGGCTTAATCTTATTAACCAAGCTAAAGATCAATTATTAGATAGACAAGGGCGCAGTGAAAACACTCGTATGTTGATTATCGGTAGTGGATTTCTTGCATGGGTTGCTTATCATGCGATGCGTCTTAATGGTTATATCTTTCATGTAGATGTATTAGGTAATAGTAATAAAACCCTATGGGGGAATAAACTATTATCTAGCACTATTGAAACTTATGATGTTGTTGTAGATCTTAGTGGAAATTATGAACTAGGTACACAGATTAACCTAAATAACAATGCACTAATTATCGACGGAGTAGGCAAGGCTGTAAGTAAACCAGAAGCGCAAGCTCAACTTTGGAAGGCAGTTACTACTATCAAACCTAGTCCCCGTAATCCTTATTTTATCGATTGCATGAGAATGGCAAGGTATTTTATTGAAAACGGTTATCTAGAGGTTGATTCTTTTTGGACTCGATGCTACAATCGTACTACAGAATGGCAACAAGCGTTTGCGGATGGCGTTAATCGTCCGAGTGGTTATAGTAGAGGTTATATTAAATGGGACTAAACACTGAAGAACGGCAAAATGTCGTTTACTTTACAGGTTACGAAGTCGAACATACCATTTGTTATGGTATGAAAACATTGTTTGTAGTAGGAACTCCACCATTAGAAGAAATCCTGCAGCAGGCAAATCGAGATGTTGAAATTAAACACATCTACTTTGGTACTAGTCAAAGTTTTAATCCCAACGGTATTTCATTTAATGAATATCGTGCGTGGGATGAAGTCATTCTAGGCTGTCTCAAAGAAGATTATTGGGTAACTTTAGACTTTGATGTCAAACATGCAGAAGGAGTACTTGAATCTGGATACAGTGAATATCCAAGATTTGTACCTATGATTAGTGTAAAATTACCTTATATTAATCAACATAACTATAACGCCACACTTAAACTGGATGACCTTACTTGGGGTAAGACTAATCCTGGAGTATGGACTCATCAACTACATGATCTAATGAGTAAGGACAAATATACTCATTGGGGTCAATACACACAGGATAACACATTATGATAACACCGCAAGAAGAATTTATTACAGACCTAATTAAAAAATCTTTAGTAGGTGTAGCTTTGCCAAACACAAAAAGTGGTGAGGCTGGTAGAGCGTTCGAAGACAAGATTGAGGAAATGGGTATTAATATAAATCGTGGTAGCGGTGTAGATTGCAAAGAATTTGATTGGGAATTTAAGACTCGGCATGAAAATGCCGTTAGTTCTCAAACAGTAGGTACAATGCTTCCTGAAAATATTGTAGCACATGACAATTGGTACGATACGCCGATTGCAAAAAAAATTAAAAAACAATTAAGAGCAACACTAGATGAAAACAGCATTATAATTGATGTTGACCTCATCGATTTTGATCAACCGCATATACAAGACTTATTTGAGCAGGCATACAATCATGCAAGAAATCAAATAATACAAAATCCTAAAAAAACATACACTTCGTGTAATGGAGGTTACTATGGTTATTTTGAAAATACTGCTCCCAGTAGAACACGATCTTTAGATTGGAGAATTTCAGATAGTAATATGGATAAACTAAAAAAAATGGCAACTTCAACCTTTCAACATATTTTTACTTATGATAATTAAACAAGATATCCGTCCTAAAAAAATGATCTGGGTTACATTCCAGAAAGAAGGCATCCATGCTTATCCAGCGGCCGCAACAGATCCAAACTTAGCAACAGGAGATGAATATGATGTATCGTTTTTGGCTACTCCTCATCGCCATATATTCCATTTTCGTGTTTGGCTTTCAGTTACCCACAACGACCGTGATGTCGAATTCATCCAGTTTAAACGCTGGTTGGAAAATTTATACAAAGATAGTATACTAAAACTAGATTATAAAAGTTGCGAGATGATGAGCGATGATTTATATGCTCAAATCTCAGCAAAGTATCCTGACCGTGAGGTTTGGATTGAGGTCTCCGAAGACGGAGAAAATGGTTCATTTATCAAATATTAAAAAGAAAAAGGAAAGCTACAATGGCTAAGAATTATAAGGACATCAATTATTTCGAAAATCGTCCAGATGTTGTTAGGATCTTTGAAGATCTAGAAGCATTTCTAGATTGGTGTAAAATGGAAGGTGCTCCGTTTGACGAAGCTCATCTCTACAACAGAGAAAGCTGGCAATGGCGTAACTTTGATAAGAGTCGTCGTCCTAAAAAAGCATTTACAACCGAACGCAAGCCTTATTTAGGTAAAAATCCCAAGTACGAACGAGCAGAATGAAAGTATTCTTAATTGATTTAGAAGCTGTAGATACAAGGTACACAGGTCAATGGAAGACCCATGTGCCTGCACTACTACGAAAGGCGGGACACGATGTTCAAGTTATTTCTGGGCCTACGGATATTCCTTCAGCCACTACTCCTGGTGCTTTCCTTAATTTTGGTGGTACCAATATCTATAAGTCTAGTCAAGTGGAACAAATGGGGCGCTTATTTTGCTCCGGATCAGTTCAGCC